ATGGTAGCATGGGAATAAAACATGTGGCTTTTACTCATTATAGTCTTAAGTTCAGAACCTCCTTATAGACATAAAGGAAGTGTTCAAAACTTTTACACTTCTGAAGCTGAATGTCAAAAAGAGTTAGCCAAAGCCATACAAGCGTTGTACTTAAAAAATACTCAAGTAACAGGTAGTTGTAGTTTTAGAGATTACCTCACTCCAAATAAAACTTTTTAGTGATAAAGAAAAAGGACTCCGAAGAGTCCTTTTTGTTTGATTTAGGTTAATTACTTCTTTGCGCTTTGATTTACAAAGTTGTACATCTTTTCTGCGGCTTCTAACACTTTATCAATTCCTGGAAATTCTGGCATACCTACTGTGGTAACGATCTGACCAGTCTTCTCGTCACGCTTGGCTGACATTTCCCAACCAGCAAACTTAGTTGAATGTTCTGATTGTATTAGATCCTTGGCCATGCCAAGAATATCTGTACGGATTTCGTAGCCGTTCTTGTTGAATTTTACTTCTGGTAGTTTTGGTGTTTCAAATTGTGACATTATTTTCTCCTTGTGTGTATGTCTTATATGCTGTTACGCATACAGTATTATATATCTTATTTTAAAGACTTGCAATCTTTATTGGGGATTTTCGTGGGGTTATTCACCCACTCAACTTCGTCATCAGTCATAGGTTGCCAGGTCAAATTTCTAAGATATAGATCGGCCTGACGTTGCTTATATTCAGCGATAGCTTGAATTAGCTTGCAGATCATGACCAGCCTCTCATTTGTCTGTAGGTATATTCTTGTACTATACGTTCAACATCTGCGGCGTTTTTAGGATTGCGTTCTTTGATATACTGATCTAGTTCGTTTTGATACGAACCAGTGAGACTTTGGATCATCTTTTTTAAAAGATCTAACATTTTTAACTCCTGTGTCAATGTGTAAAAGTATTTAGTAATATTAAAAAACGATTAAATATACAAAAGGGAATATCGATGAGAAAGAGTACTAGGTCAATTTTACAGGGTTTAACTGAAGTAGGTGTAAATCGTAATACCGATGCTATAATTGAAAGTCGCGGTGCCAATCTTATTGACAGCGCCGTTAACCTATTAACTCTAATTAGAGAACAATATGACTTAGAAACTGCTGCTGAATTAGAGCGCAGATTTATTAATGCTATACGTACTGCCGAACCCGCTAAATTTAAACGAGGAATCAAAAAGATTCAAGAAGGACGACAAAACAACAACTAAAAGCCGTTTTTTTGACTTCTGGATAAATAATATTACAATACTCACAGAGCGTGAGTAAAAGCATATTGAGGAGAAAATATTATGCCAAGTATCTATACAAGTACCGTAGGTAGCACCACAGTAGGTGCTAATACCCGTAAAGTTCCAGCAACCCCTATTAGCAATTTTGGTACACCAGTACTTAAAGCTATCAGTGTTTCTGTAGCTGACGCTAACCTAAGCACAACCCCAACAATCAGCAACAGCTTATTAAGCCAAGCTATCCGTGCTCTACAAGGTCAATTTGAGATCTATTATGTTGGTGGGTTTACAAACGCAAACCCAAGCGTTGGTTTAGTTATGGTTCATGACAACACCGGTAATGACGGTTCAGCTGCTAATCCAGCAGTAGCTGATGCTAGCTATGGCGCAGCTGAAGCTGCTATCGTAGCAACCGTAACTGGCGCAACTGCTTGCACAATGGCAACAGTTACTCCAACTGGTTTAACATTCTCTTAATTTAGAGATTTCCTAGGGATGGGAAGGGTAGGGCAGTTTTTACTGCCCTATTTTTTTGTCTGATAAGTACTAGATGAAATATAGTCTGTATACATTAGTGGATATCAGTTATACTGGTCAATATAGAAACGAACCAGATAAAAAATTACAAAGAAATCAACAACAGAATTTTGATACTGTTATACAAACCTTAGAATTAAGAAGTAATATCAGCTATGACAAAAAGCCCGCAGTCTTAATTGAAAAAGCATCCGACTACGGATTCAATTCGACATCAGAACAAAAAATATGGAACTTTGAATGGGAAACAGAACAAGTAGATGTGTACATCAAAGACGAAAACCACATAGGGCAACTAATTGAAGATTTTCAGTTTGTACCTTTTATCACAAATTTAGATGAAACTGCAATAATACAAAAACCAATTTTTATAACACAGGGAACAGGACTGAATATTGTTTTTAAAATTAAACAATAAATATAAAATAAGGCACAATTTAGGCACTACTTTTTTTGGCTAAAAAATAGCATTAAATTTAAGGAGATGCCCAAATGGCACGAGTGGCAAAAATAGCTTCAGTACCCACACAGGAACGTGTAAGTGTACTGGAAACTAAAGTAGAAGCAATTGACGAAAAGTTAGATGATTTAAAAGTCGATGTAAAAGACATGCATGACTGTCTAGATCGTACTAGAGATCAAGTAAATGAAAAGCTAGATGAAATGTTAGATGAGTATAGATCAACTAGAGACAAATTTTATGCCCATGCTGATGATTTACACAAGCAGCAGACAGAGCAGCATCACGAACTAGCAGATAAGATATCTGACTTAGAAAAATTTAGAGCCAAGTGGACATATCTAGTGCTTGGGGGTGTAGCAGTAATTGGATGGGCATCTGCTTATTGGGAAACAGTAGCTAAAATTTTAGAATAATGAACGATGTATTTGAGAGAATTTACACAAGAAGGAATTTTAGACAGTGCAGTTATCTTTCATGATGAACTAAATCCTGCCCTTTGGAAAAATAATAGTCTTAAAATTATTAGCTATAGCTAAACACTTTATCAACTTTATTGATATTCCAGAAATAAATTTAAAAGATATCACAATCAGCGGATCAAATGCTGCCTACACATATACTCCCTACAGCGATCTAGATCTACATCTAATTGTAAACATTCCAGCAGATCAAGAACTACAGCTCAAATCTTTATTTGATGCTAAAAAGAATCACTATAACTTTAAACATAATATAAAAATAAAAGGTATAGATGTAGAACTATATGTACAAGACGATCAACAACCCCACCACAGTGCTGGAATTTACAGTGTACTAGATAATCGCTGGATCAATGAACCCAAGGCAGAGCGTGTAAATATTAACGATGATGACGTAGAAAATAAGGTAAATAGCTATATTGATAAAATTCAGCAGGCCTTAAAATCAAAAGATATTGAAGTTGCAGAAATTGTCAAAGATGAGATAGCAAAGATTAGAAAAGCTGGTCTAGCTAGAGAAGGCGAATTTAGTGTAGAGAACTTAACTTTTAAAGTTTTAAGATCTAGAGGTTTAATTGAAAAACTTCGTAAACACATAATAGATTTAGAAAGCCAAGGACTAGGATTAGCGGAACATAAAAAAGGTTTTAGAGCTAGAAAATACGCAAAAAAAACTCAAGCACTAAATGGTACAAAGAAAAAGTCAGATACACTTATTGGACCTGCAGTGCCTAAAAAGGTAGACGATATGAAAATTGAAGATTTATTAGGCGAAGGATTACGCGACCCGAAAGACAATCCTTGTTGGAAGGGTTACAAGCCTGTGGGTACAAAGAAAAAAGGCGGCCGCACAGTTCCTAACTGTGTACCAAAAGAAAGTACTGAGCCTACAGTAGAAGAAATTATGGCCGGAAAACTATCAGCACTTCAACCCGGAGTTGCTGCTGAGATTGATCACGGTAATGGAACAAAAACCCAACTTGATTTAAAAAAGAATCCTTCTGCGTTAACTAAAGATGCTTCAGGTAAGCTAGTGTTAAATACTAAGTCCAAGGGAGCATTAGGGTCAGGAGGACAACAAACTTCTAATGATCCAGATGCTCCTAAGGTAGGCGACGATGTTGAAATAGCTGCCCAGGAAGACATTTTAAGATTAGCTGGATTAAGATAAGGAAAAATTATGAAAATTAACGATATTGTATTAAGTGAAGGACAGGTTAGCTGCGGATTTCAATAAAAGACAAGCGACTATGAATAAATTACCCGGAGCAACAGGTTTAACGGGTGCAACAAATACAGGAACTCCAGCTGCTGGTGTTCCTAAACCGGTTCCATCAACATCAGCGCCCAAAACAATGAATGCTCAACAGTTAAAAGCAGCACAAGATGCGGCTGCAGGTAGACCGCGGGCACCAGCAGCAGCAACTAAGGCACCAGCAGCACCAGCAGCAGCAACTAAGGCACCAGCAGCACCGGCAGCAGCAACTAAGGCACCAGCAGCACCGGCAAAGACAGCAACAAAAAAATCAGGTCAAGGCACTCAGAATAGAGCTCCTGGAAGTGTTGCCCCACAACCTACATTAGGTGGCAAACCATCTACTGGTCCTAAAGGACAGGCATGGTTACAGAAATACGGAGCAACACACAATCCAGATGGTACTCCTAAAGCCGCAGCACAACAAGCTGATCCATCGATAGATCCATATGATCCAAATAAAGATCCTAACGTGCAAATGGCACAACCGTCAGCTGGAGCTTCTGCTGAGCTTGATAGAATGAAACAATTAGCCATAGGTGGAAATCAACCCCCAGTGGCAGCAGCACCAGCACCAGCACCAGCACCAGCACCAGCACCAGCACCAGCACCCGAAAATCCATCAACTGGTAATGCTGCATCTGCTATGGCTTCAAGATCGAGCACATCTACTACACCAGAGCCTAAAACTAACGCATTAGGAGTAACAGCACAAGCAGCAGGCGGCGGCTATGGTAACTTTACTGGAGGCTCACAACAGGGACAGGCTGTAGCAGCAGGAGACAACCCTAATACACAAACAGGACAAGCAACTCAACCAGCTAAAGATCCAACAGTAGCACCGGCAGTTAAAACAGGCACAGGCGGAAATGTAACTAGCAGTTCAGATGACGAACTAGCATGGGTAGCTAAAAACGGTGGTTCTTTCGCTAACAGAGGCATGTATCCTGGACCCGGTAATTGGGATCCAAAAACCGGAGCGACTACTAGGGCAGCAGATAAAGCCCTAGCAGCTTCTGGAGCGAATCCTTGGGAAGGCAAAGACCCGGCTAAGGCAGCAGCATGGGCAGCGTTATCACCAGAAGATCAAAAATGGATTGGTAAAGGAGATCCAACTGACAAATTTATTCTTGCAAGGGCTCCAAGTAAAGGAGGATTTTTAGGCAGTATTACTCCTAACTTCATGAAGAAAGATAAAGGTCAACCAGCAGCTCCTAACCCTCAGCAGGGTCAAGGCACACAACCTACAACAGTTACTGGACCAAATCCACCAGCTGGTGGCTACGGAAGATTCCAAGAATCTGAATTATCTGCTATTAAGAGATTATCTGGGTTAAAATGAAAATTAATGAGCTAATTAAGAATTTTGAAATATACGTTACTAACGAGGAAAAAGAGATTCTTAAAAAGTTAGATTCAGCTAGATCTTTTTTAAGCTTTTCGGAAAGGGAAAGATTCATTATTGAGGGGTTGATTCGTAAAAGTTTGGTAATTAAAGTAGGACACGACAATCCTTATATAATCGCTAATGAAAAAGAAGAATAAAAAACAATTTGAAGAATTTGAAACTTTTATAAAAGAAGTTTTTGAAAAAAAGCTACCCATAACTGTTTTTAATGATGGAAGCATACAATACAAAGACTTTGCTATTGTACAAGATAAAAATAAAAATTGGGCTCTTTATAGCTTGAAAAATACCAGTGATGTAATTGATACGTTTTACCTCAAAGCAACAGCCTTGCTAGCAGCTAAAACGTATCAAAGTTTTAATTTTAAAAAATACTTACAGATAAAAGAATTAGACCATAAATACAATCAAAATGCAACTGATACAATTTACTTTAATCATTATAGAAAAATAACTAATGATCTAGTAAAAAGAGATGTGTTTACATGGAGATATGAACTAAGTCTGGGCCGAGCTAAACGCTACAAAACAGAAATAGCATCTCTATTTAAAACCAATTTCTGACATAAATAATAAAAACAATTTAGGAACAATTGACATGCAAATTACAGAATTTTCCAAACCAGTTAGTAGCAAAAAGCTAAATGAAAATTTAGCTAAAACTTTTGGATATAGCTTAAAACTTGAGGATTTAACAGTTGAGGATTTATACCAAGCTGCTGCTAAATTAAAAAACAAGATCTATAACTACGAAATGACTGAAAGTTATGACTCTGTCGTAGAGAATCATGATTATCAAAAAACTCGTGCATTTTTAGATGTTATCAGTCAAGCTATTACTGAAAGAACACTTTCCCCTGAAGAAAAGTCTAAAAAAGAAAAATACTTTAAAGGTATGAAAAAAGTTAAGGGCGACTTTTCTAAACGCTACGGCGAAAGAGGAGACGAAGTGATGCATGCCACTGCTACTAAGATGGCAAAGAAAGAATCAGTAGAAGAAGCAATGGATCTTCTTAAAACAGTTCTCAGTGAAAAAATTCTTAGAGAAAGTGAAGAAGACAAGGCTAGTATTATCATGTCAGGAAAAGACATGGTTGATCGCATTACTGGTTGGATCGAAGACGTTGCATCTATGCAATCTGAATCATTATTGCAACTACTTGACAGTATCAAGCAAAATATGGGATCAGATGTTAGTACTAGATTTAGCGAAATTGTAAAACCGGCCTTATCAGAATTACAAGCATCTTTAGAAACACAGCGTCAAGCATTAAGCTCAGGAATGGGATTGTTAACAGGCGAAGAACCACCTGGACCATCAATGGGTAATGAAGTTCCTACATCTGGTGCTACCGAGGAACCAGCAATGGGACCAGAAGAGCCAGCAACTGATGAATTTGCAGCTAGCGCACCAGCAGCAGGCGGAACTGAAGTTGCAGGTCGTGCCAAAAGAGAAAGCATTGAATACAGCCGAAGAATCGGACAAATTCTTTCTTCAAAAAAAAAATAAATGAGGATGCGGAAGATCTTTTCCGCATTCTTAATACCTTCCAAAACAGTGCAGATTCAAAAAGACAAACCTCTGTCCATACTTGGTTAGATATCAGTAATAGTCTCGACGATGGCACTGCTCTTGATTACAATTCTTTTGATAAAATTTATAATTCTGATCCAAGAATAAAAAATTTAGTCCAAAAGTATGACGCAAATGGCGTAGTCCTCAAAACTAAAGCCAAGGCCAACGATCAAGTTACTCTTAATAAAAAAACCAGTAATTTAGATAGTATGGCTAAACGTGCTGCTGCAAAAGAATTAAAGACTTGACATTTCATTTACAAAGATGTAATAATAGAGTATGACTCTATTAAAACACAAATTTGTATACGAAAAAATATCTAGACAAGAAATAAACGGACGCCGGCTATATGCAACACCAGCCGGCGACAGTGTTCCTAGCGTAACCACAATATTGGATCGTACCAAACCAGCCGAAGCAAAAGAAGCTCTTGCCAACTGGAAAAAAGCAGTTGGGGAGAAACGAGCTCAAGAAATAACTACTGAAGCTGCCGGACGTGGGACACGTATGCATAAGTTTTTAGAAGACTACATCAAAGGTGAACAACTTAGAGAAAGTCTTACTAATCCATATGCACAACAAAGTCTACTTATGGCTCAAAAAGTTATAGAAGTAGGTTTTCCTAAAGTAGATGAAGTATGGGGTAGTGAAGTACCTTTATATTTCCCCTCATTATATGCTGGTACCACAGACTGCGTAGGACTTCACGAAGGTGAAGAAAGTATATTAGATTTTAAACAAACTAATAAGCCTAAAAAATTAGAGTGGATTGGTGACTATTTCTTGCAGCTTACTGCATATGCACTAGCTCACAACGAAGTACACGGGACTAATATACGCAAGGGTGTAATTATGATGTGTGTACGTCCTCCTGAAATAGAGCCAGGAAAGTGGGGAGAACCAGAATATCAGCAGTTTATTTTAGAACCAAAAGACTTTGATATGTGGACAAATCGCTGGTGCGATAGAGTGAGTCAGTATTACAAAATAGACGGATAAATACTGTCTACTGGAGTTAAGAATATGGCCGTTGTTCAAATTAGCAAAATACAAAATCGTAGAGGTATAAGAGAAGATCTACCCCAACTTTCGGGTGGTGAAATTGCATGGGCGATAGATACCCAAGAGTTGTTTATCGGTAACGGCTCAGTTGCAGAAGGGTCTCCGTATGTGGGGAACACTAAAATATTGACCGAACACGATAATATACTTGATCTGTCTGATCAATATGAATACAGAAAAATGGATAGCACTATACAAACTAGTGACGACATCAACTATCCGATTCAAACTACTTTACAAAGTAGATTAGATCAACACATTACAGTAGCTAGTTTTGCAGTTATTAATGGTACTGTCTGTGGAGATAATCTGCAAAGAGCCATTGATCAACTTTTCTTAAATATTTCTACAAGAGATACTACTACCAATAGATACATTTTAGAAGTTGGGCCAGGTACATACGACATCGATAGAACAATTTATATTCCAAGTTATTGCAATCTAGTAGGTGCTGGTACTGATAAAGTTATTTTTAACTTTGTAGGTGAAGGATACGACGCTGCATTTAGATGTGTAAACGATAATAGTGATCAAGGAGATCCTGCACCTATTGCTAGTGCAACACTGGGAACACAGCCTAAAAGAATTACTCTTAAAGGGTTTAGTATTAAATTAAACGATGCATCTACTAGCGGTATTATTTTAGATGCTGCCAAAGAATCATATTTTGAAGATATCAAAATTGAAGGAGATTGGACTCCTACAGTACAAGATGAAACAGCAATATCAAGAGGTATATCTCTTAATGCCTTAAGTGCGTTAGTTACCAGTAGAAATAATACATTTAATAATATCACAATCAGTGGTGTAGATTGCGGAATCCATTCAGACAACGATATTCGGTTCAATATCATTGAAAACTGTAATATCACTGACAGCAGAGTTGCTGTCTCCTTTGGTGCTAACACCGACGGTATTAGTACAGGGGAAATTTACGGACCTAGATCTAATATTATTTCTAGATGCTTTTTTGAAAGAATATATCAAGAAGGTGTATTAGTACAAAAGGGAACCAATAATCTTGTTAGCCATTGCTTCTTTAATAATGTAGGTAATGATCTTGGTAATAGCAGTGTTCCTATCTATAACCAAATTAGATTTGACATTATTGGTAATAATAGTAATGATTGTATTTTTGACAGGTCGACTATTTTATCTGATTCTGGTTCAACTGAACCGTATATTGCAGAAGTTGCTGGTATCTCTGAGTACAAAATTAGTCAAACACAAAAAGTTATCTTAACACAAACACCGATATTTACAGATTTATTTAGATTGCCCGCTTATGACTTAGCTGGTTACGAAATATCTTATATCTACAGAAGTTCGAACTCAGTACTAATGAGAAAAGGTACAATTAAGATTGCACTAGATGCTGCTCGTAATAATCTAGTATTAAGTGATGATTATGATTTTACAGGTGCGTCCGGCGGCGATTTGGATTTAACTTTTTCTGCACAGTTAGTTGATACTGACGGTGCTTCAAGTTATGATACTATTATTATCAAGTACAAAAATTTAACTTACAATGATTCGGGAGAATTATATTATTCATTTGCAGCAATTTATAAAAATATTTAAAATTAATAACAGAAGTTTTATTCTCGTTTTTGGCATCAATAAATAAGTTTCTTAAAAAATAAAAAGCAATGACAAACATAACAGTAATTAAACGCGACGGAAAAAAAGAGCCATTAATGATTGAAAAATGGCAGACACAGATAGCTAAAGTATGCAAGGAAATCGCTGACGTTAGTCAGTCAATGATTGAAATTAAAAGTCAACCGCACTTCTACGATGGAATTACAACCAAAGAAATCGATGAAATAACACTAAGAGCAATAGTGGACCTTATCGATATCGAAAGCAATCCAGATCTAGGACACACCAATTATCAATATGTAGCAGGCAAACAACGTTTGAGTATGCTACGTAAGGATGTATATGGCCAATACGAGCCTCCCCACCTTTACGAAATCGTAAAAAGAAACGTAGCTACGGGGTTGTATACTAATGAGCTATTAGAGTGGTATAGTGAAGAAGACTGGAATAAAATGAATGATATGATCGATCATTCCAAAGATGAACAATATGGATATGCGTCTATTGAACAACTAATTGAAAAATATCTAGTTAAGAATCGTAGCACAAAGGAAATTTATGAAACTCCACAGGTTAGATACATGGTGGCAGCGGCAACAGTCTTCCATAGAGAAGAACCCAATTCAGCAAGAATGCGATATATCAAAGAGTATTATACCGCCGCATCTGACGGCTTGTTTACTCTTGCAACACCTGTGTTGGCTGGTTGCTTCAGGAGAAATGATGGCCAAGTATGCCAGCAAACGTGCAGGCATTGGTTTAGAGATTGGTCGACTACGTCCATTAGGCAGTCCTATACGTGGTGGTGAAATCATGCACACTGGCATGATTCCTTTTTTGAAAAAGTGGTTCGCAGATTTAAGGAGTTGCAGTCAAGGTGGTATACGTAATGCTAGTGCTACAGTTTTTTATCCTATTTGGCATCATCAGTTTGATGATCTTATCGTGCTTAAGAATAATCAAGGCACAGACGAAACCCGAGTTAGACACATGGACTACGGGGTGGTATTGTCTGCTTTCTTCTGGCGCAGATTTAAAAATAAAGAATCCATTACTTTCTTTGATCCCAATGAAGTACCAGACCTTTATGAAGCTTTCTATAGAGACTCGAAACGGTTTGAAGATCTATACGTCAAGTACGAGAAAGTACCTGGCCTGCGCAAGAAAACTATATCAGCAGAAGAAGTTTTTAAGAGTGGAATTCTAAAAGAACGTACAGACACAGGTCGTATCTATCTTGTGTTTATTGATAATGTAATGAATCAAGGACCATTTGATCCTGAGTATCATACCATTTATCAAAGTAACCTATGCTGCGAAATTCTATTACCTACTAAACCATTTAAGAGACTTGATGATGATGAAGGACGTATTGCCTTATGCACCTTGGGTAGTGTTAACTGGGGAGCGTTCCGTAACCCAGAAGATATGCGACGTGCTTGTCGCATTTTACAACGTAGTCTATGTAACATACTGGACTATCAAGATTTCTTATCAATTCAGAGTAAACTAAGCAATGACGAAATTCAGCCTTTGGGTATTGGTGTTACTAATCTTGCTTATTGGCATGCTAAACGCGGCCTACGATACGGTGAAGCCGATGCATTGGGAGAGGTTAAATCCTGGATCGAGCATCAAGCTTACTACCTAACAGAAGCCACAGTTGAACTAGCCAAAGAAAGAGGCAAGTGCAAAGATAGTGATCAAACACGTTACGGTCAAGGTATTTTTCCTTGGGAATTAAGAGCCGACGGTGTTAATAAATTAACTAATTTTACACCAGAACTAGATTGGGAACCTCTTAGGAAGGAGATGAAACAATATGGTGTACGAAATGCTACTCTTATGGCTATTGCTCCAGTTGAGTCTAGTAGTGTTGTTATTAATAGTACAAATGGCATTGAAATGCCTATGAGCTTGATTAGCGTTAAAGAAAGCAAAGCTGGTTCGTTTACTCAAGTTGTTCCTGAGTATCATAAATTAAAAAACAAATATCAGCTAATGTGGGATCAAAAAGATTGTGCAGGATACATCAAGACTGCGGCAGTTCTAGCTGCATATGTTGATCAAAGTATTAGCACAAACACATTCTACAATCCTGCGCACTATGCAGATCGTAAAGTACCAACTACATTGATTGCTAAAAACTTAATGATGGCTCACTATTGGGGATTGAAAACTTTCTATTATAGCCTTATTAACAAAACAGGCGTCAAGGCAGAAAAGGAAGAAACACCGTTAGAAATGAAGTACAACGGGTTTCATGAAGTATTAGAAGATGATGATTGCGAGGCATGTAAACTATGAGCAAAGCTCAGTATGATTTAAACACAAAGACAGACTACTTACATCGTAAGATGTTTCTAGACCCAGAAGGTCCGGTTACAATTCAGCGATTTGAAGAAGTTAAGTATCCTAAGATACAAAAAATAGAACAGACAGCACGAGGGTTCTACTGGGTTCCTGAAGAAATTAGTTTAACTAAAGATGCCGGAGACTTCAAAGAATCTAGCGATGCGGTCAAACACATTTTTACCAGTAACTTATTAAGACAGACAGCCTTAGACAGCTTACAGGGTCGAGGCCCAGCACAGGTATTCACACCGTGTGTTAGCTTGCCTGAGTTAGAAGCATTAATGTATAATTGGAGTTTCTTTGAAACTAATATACATAGTCGCAGTTACAGTCATATTATTCGTAATATCTACAACGTGCCTAAGGAAGTGTTCAACACTATTCACGACACTGAAGAAATTGTCAATATGGCATCAAGTGTAGGCAAGTATTACGATCAACTACACACAATTAATTGTGCAAAAGAATTAGGTAGTCCTCCAGTGTCTGAAGAGCAACACATTCGAGCCATTTGGTTAGCACTAAATGCCAGTTATGCACTAGAAGCATTCCGCTTTATGGTATCGTTCGCTACAAGTTTAGCAATGGTTGAGAATAAAATCTTTATCGGAAATGGTAACATTATCAGTTTAATTTTGCAAGATGAAATTCTACACAAAGAATGGACTGCTTTGCTAATTAATACAGTGGTAAAAGACGATGAACGTTTTCAGCGAGTAAAGATTGAATGTGAAGCTGAAGTGTATTCTATGTATGAAGACGTCATACGCGAAGAAAAAGCATGGGCAGATTATTTGTTTAAGAAAGGTCCTGTGATTGGACTTAATGCAAATATATTAAAAGATTTTGTAGATTATACAGCCGCAGGTGCTTTAAAAGATATTGGTATTAAGTATCAGCGCCCTGCACCAAAAACTACACCCATTCCTTGGTTTAACAAGCATAGCGATACTAGCAAGAAACAAACTGCATTGCAAGAGAACGAATCGACTAATTATGTTATAGGTGTCATGTCAGATGCCGTTGACTATGAAGAATTACCAGAATTATGATGGAGAAATAAATGAAAGCAGTAGTATGGTCGAAATATCATTGCCCATTTTGCGATCAAGCAAAGGCACTACTTACGTTAAAAGGTATTGAATTTGAAGAACGTAAAATTGGCGATGGGTATAGTAAAGAAGATTTATTAGAAGCAGTACCAACAGCACGTACAGTTCCACAGATTTTTTTAGATGATAAATTAATTGGTGGATTCACAGAACTTAAACAATTTTTGAAAGGTTAACATGTTAATTGATAAAGGCGTATCCGTAGGCGAAGTAATTACTCTAAAACTAACATCAGGCGAAGAAATCGTAGCTAAACTGATTGAAGAAAATGATTTACATTATAAACTATCAAGACCAATGGTAATTGGTATGGGGCAACAAGGTCCCGGTCTGATGCCCTACTTGTTCACAGTAGACCCAGACAAAGAAATCAAATTGCAAAAGAAAACTGTCACAGTAGCTGAAGCATCTGATGAAAAGTTTGCTAAAACATTTTTAGAACAAACTTCTGGAATTAAACTAGCTTAACATGTCTACTGCATCTCCCTCTATACTTACAACTGTGGAAGAATTTCAAAATTTTACTCAAAGTATAAGTGTAGAGGATGTAGGATTTTTAGAACCAATCGCTGCTACGGTAACTGGTGTTAGTGCAAATTTATCCACAGAGGGATTGACTATAAACTATAGCGGATCTAATGTTACTATTTCCGGAAGATACATCAATATATTCACAGAAAAAACTTTTGAATATCTAACAACTGAACCACAAAAAGAAGTAGATATAACTCCATATCAAGATATACCTCCTAAAATTTACGCTCTTACCCAGTTTAACCCGTCAAAAATTTTAAGTAAAACGATTACTTATACCATAAGTACTACATCAGGATCAGCTTCCGTGACTCAAACTATACAAAATAATTGGGACACTGGTAAAGCTCAAATGGTGCAAGCGTTGTCGAGAGGATCAGTATAATGCCAGCAGTTACAAGATTAGGTGATGGATGTACAGGGCACGGCAGTTGGCCACCAAGGGTAAATGACTCAGCCAGCGACGATGTATTCTGCAATAATATTAAAGTACATAGACAGGGCGATCATTGGGTGACACACTGCAATCCAGAACCTAGTTGCCATGATAGTTCTTTGTCCTCGGGTAGTGGATCTGTTTTTGTAAACAATAAACAAATTGGACGTATTGGCGATCCTATAGGCTGTGGCTCTTCTGTAGCAGCAGGATCTAAAGATGTGTTCGCTGGGGGATAATTGAACGATTTATTTTATGGAATTTTTTCTTGGATTAGGACTGACTATTATTCCAGCCGTACTCGTTTTTGTATTGAGCTGCTGGCTTGGGCTATTTCTATTGGTTGCAGCGTTACTATGGCTCTCACTGTGCCTAGCCCACCTCTTCTCATACTCTACCCGTTTTGGATTACTGGGTGTGCTTTGTACGTTTGGGCTTCTTGGACTCGTAGGAGCTTCGGTATGCTCGCAAATTACCTGTTATTAGTTAGTATTGATGCACTTGGGCTAGTAAGGATGCTAGCACAATAAATATTTGTATCATGCAAATAGTTTATATCCACGGTGCAAGTGCAACCGAAGAAAGTTTCAATTATATTAGGGATCACCTAGATGTTCCTAGTATATCTTTTAACTACGACAGCAGTAACGGCTTTCTTAATAATTTAGAAATATTCAAAGAAAAATTAAAACATCTTGACAATGTGTTTTTTGTAGCACATAGTTTAGGCGGGATTTATTCTCTGCATTTAGCGAATCATTATCCTGATCAAGTAATTGGTGCAGTAACTATTTCTACTCCGTACGGTGGTAGCAGAGAAGCAGATTATGCTAGATACTTCTTACCATTTAGTAGACTAATGAGAGACATTGGTCCTAATAGCGATCCCATGAAAATAGCCTCAAGAATAAAGGTTCAACATCCTTGGACTAATGTAGTAACAACTAGAGGAAAAAGTCCGTTTATTCTTGAACCAAATGATGGAGTAGTTACAATTCAAAGTATGCAACATCACGGTGACGATATGGAATTGATAGAAGTAAATTACAACCATTATGAAGTCGTAATGAGTCCATTAATTGTAGAAATAATAAAATCTAAAATGGGGGAGTTAAAAAATGTCATACAGTGATCAAGTTATAGACCACTACGAAAACCCTAGAAATGTAGGCAAACTAGATAAGGATGATCCTAGAGTAGGAACAGGATTAGTTGGCGCACCTGCTTGCGGTGATGTGCTACAACTTCAAATACGAGTTGACGAAGGGATAATTACAGATGCCAAATTCAAAACTTATGGCTGCGGATCGGCGATTGCAAGTAGTTCGCTGGTTTCGGAATGGGTTAAAGGTAAAACTCTCGAGCAGGCGTCTGCTATTAAAAATACGCAAATCGCGGAGGAGCTTGCGTTACCTCCAGTTAAAATTCACTGTTCAATATTAGCGGAAGATGCAATAAAATCTGCGATTGCTGATTACAAGGCCAAACATAATGTTTGATAATATTTCAGTTACTAATACCGCCGCTAATAAAATTAAACGATATTTAGAAAAAAGAGGAGTAGGTATTGGCATCAAAATTGGTGTTAGGACAACAGGCTGTTCTGGACTAGCCTATACCCTTGAGTATGTTGATGAAGTTGACCCTACAGATCATTTGTTTGAAGATCGAGAAGTTAAAATTTTTGTAAGTCCAAAAAACTTGCCGTATTTGCAAGGAATGGAAATTGATTTTAAACGTCAAGGTCTAAATGAAGGTTTTGAATTTAATAATCCTCAAGCAAGAGATCATTGCGGTTGTGGAGAATCTTTTAGGGTATAAATCATGTGGACTAGAAATAACACAAAAGATTGGTTGTTTCAAATAGAACATAGGTTATATGATTTTGAATATTATTTAAAAATTACCGAAGAATGGTGTGAGGAGCATTGTATTTTTAACGATGCTGCTGTTTTCATGTGCTATGTTATGACATTGGTTTGGGTAAGTCATATGCGTGGCGAAGAGCTTACAAAAAACGAAGTTTTTGAAATTTTAGGATTTGAAGAACACGTTAACGATAATTCTACATTTGAGCTGTCCAAAGATTTACTAAATTTGGACCACGAAGAGCTTTTATCTAAAGTAATCAAAGACCTACCAAATTACTAGACAAAATCAAATTTTTCCTTTAAACTTATATTTTGTTTGTTATTAAAGGAGACTTGATTTGACTATGCACTTACACCATCCCAGTTTGAGCATGACTGGTAAGAAAAAAGGCAAAAAAAAGTTTCGTAATGCAGAACAAGCTCGTTTAACAAGAGAGCTGGAAGAAAGCTGGAATGACCTTAAATCAAAATGGGGAGTTGATCCAAATGTTAAAAAACACCAAAAAAGTGTCAAAAATGACGTTTATCAGCCGAAAATCAACCCCAGATTAGAGGAAAGTCGTAAATATAATAGCCTGGTGACAACATGGGCACCATGCACTAAGAAGCCAAATCCAACCTACACTGGAGATAAAATTATCGGAATTGGCACTATGCATAAGTCTAACGCAGTTCCTATTTTTAGTGACGATGCTGCTAAAGACATTTCTAAGATGCGTAGGTAATAGAGTATAAATTTTTAGCAATTAAAATATTTCTTTTATACTCGAACAATCAAAGGAGAAAAATATGATTAGATTAATTAAAGCTTCGCTTATACTTTTGGCCGCCTTTATGGTTGCTTCTATAGCACAAGTGGCTATAAACTATAAGCTGAATAAAGTTGACGTCTTTCACAAGACCAGTCACGTCACAGCAGAAGTACGTAATAAACAGTTAGAGTGTCTAGCTCAAAATATCTATTACGAAGCTGGTTACGAACCTTTTGAAGGAAAGGTAGCAGTTGCACAAGTTACAATGAATAGAGTAAAAAGTGGACAATTCCCATCAGATGTATGTGCAGTAATTCATCAAAGGAATGTTGTTTACAACAAAGTTATTTGCCAGTTTAGTTGGTATTGTAACTCCCCAGCAGTACGTAGGCCAGTTAACCAGCCGGCATACAAAGAAAGTTACGAAGTTGCAAAACAAGTATTACTTGAAGGATTTAGACTTCCTAGTCTAAAAACCGCTCTCTACTATCACGCAGATTATGTTGATCCAAAGTGGGGTCGAGAGCGAGTAGCAAAAATTGGTCAACACATTTTTTATAATTAAGGAATCACATGGTAGCCGAACACATTAATAAATTTGTAGAAGTTCTCAAAGAAAATCTAAGCCACTTGTCTGCAGAAGCATTAGGATGGGTAGCAGTAATGATTATTCATCTGTCAACTATTCCTACATTATTGGCTGTACTTACAGGTGTTACAGAAAAGTTTCCTCCTGTAGATCTCTTTCTTTTAACTTGGCTTGGTTTGGTGTTGTTTTTTATCAAAGCTGCTATCCAAAAGGACATGCTGAATGTTGTAACTATCGGCATTGGCTTTTTTGTACAAGCATCTTTGGCCGCTTTGATACTTTTCAAATAACCAAAACTGTTGACTTTTATTAGCCTCTACAGTATAGTATAGCTGTAGAGGTTTTATTTTTTTACACACACTTTGAAAGGCAAAAATGAAAAAGGCACTCGTACTAACAACTCTAGCATTATCACTGACAGCATGTTCTGGAATGAAAGAACTGCGTACTGAAAATATCAGTAAACGTGAAGTACCAGATTGGTATTTGGAACATGCTGATTCCGGTAAAGAAATGGACGGTTTCAAATTCTGGGATCGAAAAGGTTATTTTTATGCTGTAGCAGAAGACGTTAGCCCATCGATGGAAATGGCTATGAAGAAAGCTACACTCAAAGCTAAAGCAAAGTTGATTGATCGAGTCAACGGCGAAATGAATAATCGTACCACAATGACCTATAATGAAGCCGGCGGGCCTGAGGAAGTTAACGGACGTCAAGCCAATCAAGATGTCATTGTTAATCTAGTTGCTGAAAGTGTTCTTAGGACTTATGGCTTAGATAAGAAGATGGTAGTCTATAGTCCAGAAATGAGACACTATCGAGCTTTTGTACTAATGAAGATTAGTCAAAAAGATATTCAAGAAATGGCAAGAACGTTTGACGAGAACAAACAAATTAAACTACAGAATCGAGTTGCAGGTAAAACTGTAGACGAGACTGCGGCTGAAGTTCTCGAACAATCGAGAAAATAATGAAAAATTTATTTCTCATTATTTGTTTGACTGCAGGCCTAAGTGCCTGCAGTTCGAATCCTCCTATTAAAACATCTGAACAGTTTTGTGATTTAAGATCTGAAACTGTTGTAGTTAAAGGAGACTTCGGACAAGTCAAAGACGAGAAGACTGTCGAAGTAATGAAGTGCAGTGATAATCGATTCGACAGAATTTATCAAACTAAGATTGGAGTTGCAAAGTTTTGCGGCGAAAGTCCTATTAGAAGATATAAAAATGGCCAAATTATTGAAAGCACAGCATATGCTTGCCTTAAACCGGATGGTACTTGGGAAGTTATTGATCTTTACGCTCTGTACTAACTGTTACGCTCAATCTTGGGACTCTCCTAGTAGAGATGATTATGTACGATCAGATAGTATTCCTGCATTAGTTTATAACATGTGGAATACCTTTTCTAATCGTATAAATGAAAGTGATAAACAAAAACACGAACATGCGGTCTATTATGCATTGGAACATTTAGATAACGGCGAGTTAATCAAATGGTATAATCCTAGAACTAATAGTAACGGCCATGTGCAAGTTGCAATGACTTGGATGAACGGCGGACTTAGTTGTCGTAGAATCTATGGTCAAATACAAACTGAAAAGTTTAATAGACCATTCTCTGATACCGCTTGTTATAATCCGAGTACAAATGCATGGCGTTTTTCAGATAAATATTAATTATGGTCTTTGCTATACTACTACTGTTAACCGGTTTAACTATATCGTCTGTTGCCATTTATTATTCGGTAATGGGTCTGACTGCTATCTTTGCAGCAGCCTTTTATCCAATTATAGTCATGGGCATCAGCCTAGAACTAGCCAAGTTAGTTGCCGCCACTTGGCTTAAAGCTTATTGGGCAAGAATTCCTATCTTACTAAAAAGTTACATGCTGGCAGCTGTCATTGTACTAATGGTGATTACCAGCATGGGTATTTTTGGTTTTTTAAGCAAAGCTCATTCTGATCAAAGTTTAGTAAGTGGTGATGTATTAAGTAGATTGGCTGTCTATGATGAGCAGATTAAAACCTCCAAGGACAATATAGAAACTAACAGAAAAGCTCTCCAACAAATGGATGCGCAAGTAGATCAGATGTTAGGAAGGACTGATACAGAACGAGGGGCTGAACGTGCTGTACAAATTAGAAGAAATCAAGCCAAAGAACGTGCAAGACTACAATCAGAAATTGCACAAGAACAAAAGAACATTACCAAATTAAATGAGTTACGTGCTCCGATCGCAGCCGAAAATAGAAAAATAGAAGCAGAAGTTGGACCGATCAAATATATTGCTAAGTTTATATACGGTGATAATCCAGATGCTAATATTTTAGAAAAGGCAGTAACTTGGGTCATCATAATGATAGTTATTGTGTTTGATCCGTTAGCAGTGTTGCTATTAATTGCGGCACAAATGAGTTACTTCTGGTGGAAGGATGACCGTAAAAAAGCGAAAGAAGTTCCAGTTGAAACTGCGTTAGTTGAAACTCAAGAAGAATTAACACACTGTCCTAAGTGCGGTACAGAGATTATAGAAGCACCCGGTATTGGACCTTTCTGCCCTAATAAAGAGTGCGATGTAGTTGATAACTTATACGGCAATGTAGATCCTAAAGTAACTGAGTTTTTTAATCATTTAAGAAATATTTCTAGAAAAGAAGATGAAGAGGACCGCGCTGCCGAAGCTAATGAAAAAATTGCCGAGTACGAACAAGATGATGGACCGTTAACTGATGAGCAAATTGCTCAGATACGTGAATTAGCAAAACAAGAACTAGATCAGACCGAGGAACCTGTAGAATATTATCCATTTCCAACGGAACGTCCTCTAGAAGGCGATGCTAAAATAGCGGCAGAGTTAGCAGAAAAAAATGAAACATTAGAAAAATTAAATGAGATAGCAGAATCTAAAATAAAGTCAGGTGAAGAAACTGCTGAATGGACATGGCCTACCTCTAAAGATTTAATCTGGACCAACGATGATGCAGATCAAGAGATGGCCAGTGATATGGAAGAATTAAAAGAAAATTCTTTAAAGAGAAAATGGAAGGAAGAACATCCGGACGTAAACCTTAAAGAAATTAAACACTTGTATGCCATTGGCGCTATCGAAAATCTTCCTTGGGAAGCAGTTGAGCAATTAGATGATCAACTAAATGAGAAACCAGAGGAAAATATCGAACAATCAGAATCATCAGAAGAAGACCAAAAAAAAAACTACATACATAGTAATGCTTCAGGACAGACAGATACAGAAGGAAAAAGTAGAGAAGAAATAGAATATGTTCAAAATCAAGAACAAAGTGAAAATTCTATTTGGAACAGAATAAAAAATAGGAACATATGAATCTAGGAAAAATTAATCTTATCACTCCTCCGGATAAGCTTTTTAATAATAATTTAAGTTACCTTTTAGTTAAGCCTTCGACTAAAATTAAAATGCAGTTTCAAACAATATTAAGTTCAATTGATCACGATCTAAATGTTTTCGTGTACGATCAGGAAGAAAGCAATATAGAATGGCTGCTTAGTGTTGCTCATCAAGTCGATGAAATTATTATAGATATAGATAATTGTGATTCAACAACTAAAATGTTCATCAGCTTTTTACTAGCTGAACAAAATGTTTATTATATTACTAATGATGATTTAACTCCATGGGGGTTAATTAGTAAAAATAGAATTTACGACTTAGACTGGGTAGTTAAAAATCTTCAAGGAGACGATGACGAAGAAGAGGACACAGATGAGCAATAGAGAGGAATGGAAATTAGCAGGTAGTATTGTCTACGTCAAAAATGATGATGTCAATCGTGCATTAAAAAAACTTAAAAACAAAATTGAAGAAGGCGGAAAATTAAAAGACCTTCAAAAAAAAGAGTATTACGAAAAACCCACAACAACCCGCAGAAAAGACAAAGCAGCTGGACGTCAGCGTTTTGTTAAAAAGCTCGAAAAACAACAACTTCCTAAAAAATTATATTAAAATTACACTATGTCAAAACATTTAATGGTTGATTTAGAAACCCTTGCCACCACTCCCGATGCTGCTATCTTAACAATAGGTGCAGTTACTTTTGATCCTAAAACAGATAAAATTTTTGATGAATTTTATGCGAGAGTAGATCTTGAATCTGTAACTGAACTTGGCATGACTGTTGATAACAAAACAATCGAATGGTGGAGTACGCAAGCACCAGAAGCGCAGGACGAAGCATTCGGAGATGGAGATAGAATTTCCATACAAGAAGCTATAGACCGATTCCACAAATTTTCTTGGCATTGCTCTAATTTTTGGAGTCACGGAGCAGCCTTTGATATTGTTATTATTGAACAGTATTATAGGGCATTAAAAAAAGCACCGCCGTGGAATTTCTGGCAAGTTAGGGATACTAGAACAATTTTTGATTTGGGCATAGATCCAGAAATGCCCCAAGCTAACAAACACCAAGCATTAGAAGATGCTCGTAGACAAGCAATAGGTGTACAAAATGTCTACAAAAAATTACTACAAGATAAATAAATTTGTCTAGCGCCAATAGGGCTATACAAAGGACAAGAGTCCAAAAAATCTTGCTTACTTAAAGGAGAAAAATATTATGAGCAAAGTCATCGGTATCGATTTAGGTACTACCAATAGCTGCGTAGCAGTCATCGAAAACGGAACCCCCAAAGTAATTGAAAACTCAGAAGGTGCTCGTACTACACCTAGTATTGTAGCATATGCTAACGATGAGATTCTTGTCGGTGCGTCAGCTAAAAGACAAGCAGTAACAAATCCCAAAAACACAATTTATGCATCTAAGCGGTTAATTGGACGTAAGTTCCAAGAACAGGCAGTGCAAAAAGACATCGAATTAATGCCATATGAAATTATGGAATCAAAGAACGGCGATGCTTGGGTAAGAGCCAACGATAAAGAATTAGCACCTCCACAAATTTCAGCAGAAGTTCTTCGCAAGATGAAGAAGACCGCAGAGGACTATTTAGGTAGCGAAGTTACCCAAGCAGTTATCACCGTGCCTGCGTACTTCAACGACAGTCAACGCCAAGCAACCAAAGACGCTGGTAAGATTGCTGGCTTAGAAGTTTTGCGTATTATTAACGAGCCTACAGCAGCAGCATTGGCTTATGGTGTTGATAAAGAAAATAACAAGGATCGTAAAGTTGCTGTCTATGATTTAGGCGGTGGTACATTTGATGTTAGTATTATTGAAATTGCTAATGTTGATGGAGACAAACAAATTGAAGTTCTAAGCACTAATGGCGACACGTTCTTAGGTGGTGAAGATTTTGATAATCGCATCATGGATTACCTAGTCTCTGAATTTAAGAAAGAGTCGGGTGTTGATCTAAGCAAAGACGTTATGGCATTACAGCGTCTAAAGGAAGCAGCTGAACGCACGAAGATTGAACTATCTAATAGCGCACAAACAGATGTTAACCTTCCTTATATTACTGCTGATGCGAACGGACCTAAGCATCTCAATATTAAAATTACTCGTAGTAAATTAGAAAGCCTAGTTGAGGATTTAATTCAACGTAGTCTAGCACCTTGCCGTCAAGCAATCAAAGACGCAGGTATTACTGCTGCTGATATTGACGAAGTTATTCTTGTTGGTGGTCAAACACGTATGCCTAAGGTGCAAGAAGAAGTTGAAAAACTATTCGGTAAAGCACCACGCAAAGATGTTAACCCTGATGAAGCAGTTGCAGTTGGTGCTGCTGTTCAGGGAAGTGTTTTAGCAGGCGATCGCAAAGATGTTCTCTTACTAGATGTTACTCCATTGAGTCTTGGTATTGAGACACTAGGCGGAGTAATGACTAAATTAATACAAAAGAATACAACTATCCCAACTAAGGCCAGTCAAACTTTTAGCACAGCAGAAGACAATCAACCTGCTGTTACAATTAAAGTCTTCCAAGGAGAACGAGATTTTGTACAGCACAATAAATTGCTTGGGGAATTTAATCTAGAAGGTATCGCACCTTCGCCGCGTGGTATGCCACAAATTGAAGTTACCTTTGATATTGACGCCAACGGCATTATGAATATCAATGCTAAAGATAAAAATACAGGCAAAGAAAACAAAATTACCATCAAGTCCGATTCTGGATTATCTAAAGACCAAATTGACGCAATGATCAAAGATGCTGAAGCTAATGCAGAAGAAGATAATAAGAAAAAAGAATTAATTACAGCTAGAAATGCAGCTGATAATATTGTTCATCAAATTAGAAAAGACATGACCGAAGTTGAGTCAGTTCTAACCGAAGAACAAAAAGATACAATTAAAAAGTCAATTGATTCAGTTGAAGCCGCAGTTGCTGGCGATGACAAAGCAGCCATTGATAGTACGTTAAATGATCTAGTAAATGCTAGTCAAGTCATCCAAGAAGCAAAAGTTAAAACTGAGGGATCTAAAAAATCTTCAGACGATGCTGTAGTAGATGCTGAATTTACAGAAGTTAAGGGCTAACAGTTAGCTCTTACTATGTGCGGTGCCCGGGTGGGGCCGCACAATATTCTTGCTTAATAAAAGGAGAAAAATTATGAACTCGTTACAAAGACTAGACACCACAGCACTTGCTCAACTTAATAGAGCATTAATTGGATTTGATCGTATTTTTAATAACTACGAATCAAGGTTTGCAAATCAAACTTCGAACTATCCACCATACAATGTTCTAAAACACGACGACAGTCATTATGAAATTGAATTGGCAGTAGCCGGTTTCGATAAAGATGACATCACTGTCGAAGTAAATCAAAATGAACTTATCATTAGAGGAAACAAAATAAACGAAGAAGATGCCTCTAAATATGTTCATAGAGGATTGGCTGCAAGAAGCTTTGAGCGTATATTTACACTCATGGAACATCATGTAGTTCAAGATGCCGAAGTGGTTAACGGCATGTTAAAAATCAAGATCAACGTAATCGTTCCAGAAGAGTTAAAGCCTCGACTAATTACGATTAAATAGTTGATGCACTATATAGAACAAATAACAAAAAAGTTTAAGTCCAAAGACTATTCAATGGACTATAGCCAGGGGACTCCTGTTCCCTGGCTATTTTTCGATGATTTCTTACCAGAAGAATTACTAAAAAAAGTACAAGCAGAAATCAATCAAATTCCAAAGTATATGTGGACACATTTTACTAGGAATGGAAGCTTTATGGAAGAATGTAACAAGCTTCATGATTATTGCCCCACAATACGAGACCTTACTTTAAATCTTAATAGTTCTGAATTTATCAGTTGGCTAGAAGAATTAACTGGTATTAACAAAGTTATACCGGATCCGCATCTTATCGGTGCTGGCCTAATGAGATGTTATACTGGACATAGTTTAAAACTTCACACAGACTTCAATTGGAATGAAGAATTACACTTAAATAGATGTCTTAGTTTAATACTATACATCCATCCAGAATGGGATAGTTCTTGGCACGGCGGACTTGAATTTTGGGATTTCAAAAGAGAAAATCTAGTACACAAAATTGAATGTAAACCGAACAGACTACTGTTATGGAACTATCATTCAAAACTATTTCACGGGCATCCTACTCCATTAACCTGTCCTGAAAACGTAAGTCGAGACGGGCTAAGACTCTTCTACTTTAAAAGTAATTCTACTCCCGAAGAATTACCACACAGAAGTCTTTATTGGATAGATGAAACCACTAGAGAACCTTACGACGTCAGATCAAATAGATAATGTCTAAAAATTTACCCTACGGAGGAGCATGGGCTATTAATGATCCTCAAATGGAAGAATTCGTAAAATCGTCCTCTCTAATAGCATTAGAAAACATGAGAGACGACTCCGTAACTAAAGTCTTTTTAGACAGTTATGTTCAATGGATAAAATCTACGAAGTTTAATAAAATCCAAGGATTAGATAATTTTCCTATAACTGCATATTCAAATGGTACAACTGAAGCGTTTGATAAATTTTATTTAAAAAACAACACTAGACGATTTAGATGTTTCCCTGGAGAATATTTGTATCATCAATTAGCATGGAGAAATTATTTTCCTAATTGGAAGTTTATTGAAAATTTAGATATTGAAGAAAACGATGCAGTAGTTATTAGTCTACCATTTAGCGACACTGGTAACAAGCACGACAGCACAGAAGCATTACTTGCTTTATGTTCTAAGTTATCTGTACCAGTATTAGTAGATTGTGCATTTTTTGGTATATGTGCAAATATAGATTTTAATTTTAATCATAGTTGTATTACAGATATAACCTTTAGTCTATCTAAAAGTTTTCCAGTTGCACACTATAGAATAGGAATGCGTTGTAGTAGAGTAGATGACGACGATAGTCTGTTTGTATCAAACAAAGCAAATTATACTAATAAGTTCGGAGCATTACTAGGTATCGAATTAATGAAGTTCAGTCCTGATCACAATTGGGCTACTTGGTCTATACAGCAAAAGAAATTTTGTCACGAGTTAGGGATTGAACCAAGTAATAGTGTTATATTTGGTATTGACCTTTTTCGATACCCCATGTATAATCGTGGTAACAATACTAATCGTTTGTGCTTTGCTAAGTATTTAAAAAGTGGTACTTTACCTTAAACAAAATGGAGATTATAATATGGCTATTTCAGATGTAAAATTAGATAAGAAAATCGTTGTTAAGATTACAGAGCCAAAAAATTGGAAAGTCATTTTCCTTAATGACGATCAAACTCCGATGGAGTTTGTAATTTCTGTGTTAATGGAAATTTACAAACATAGTATAGAGAGAGCGAAAGAAATTACGATAGAAGTACACGAGGCTGGTAAGGGAGTTGCAGGCAGCTATTGTTATGAAATCGCTGAAATAAAATTAGTAGAAACTATAAATCTTGCTAGAGCTAATGGATTCCCACTCCAAGCAAAAATGGAAGAGGAAGAATGAGTCTTAGAGAAATAACCAAAGATCTACACGCAGATGCAGAAAGAACTATCTTTGCTAAAAAACTTGTAACTGGATCATTTACTAAAGAAGAATATGCAAACTATCTTTGGCAAATGGTTCTTGTTTATAACGGCATCGAAGTAGCAGCTAAAGGTCAAGGTATGCTTAAAAACTTACCTGATATCGAACGAGCACATAAAATTTATCAAGACTGCATTGAACTTGTAGGACCTAATCATAACTTAAAATGGTTACCTGAAACAATCGAATACTATCAATATCTTTTAGCTTTAAGTTATAGTGATAACAAGCATCTAGTTAAAGCTCACTTATATTGCAGACATATGGGAGATTTATTTGGCGGACAGATTATTGCCAAAAAATGTCCAGGGTCAGGAAAATTCTATCAATTTAAAGATGCAGAAAATTTAAAGACTGCAATTAGAGCAGAGCTCACAGATGACCTAGGTGACGAAGCCCGAGTCGCTTTTCAGTGGGCTATCAAAATTATGAAAGCGTTGGTCAAAGATGAATAATGTATGGGATACATTAATAGGTATACAAAATTTATTAGAAGAAAAATTTAATGAAACAGGAACAGAAATACATGAGCCTGGTATGGATCGTTTTAATCAGCCTGGCTGGGTCAATCGCGTATGGAATAGCGATCGTTATCGCAGAGCACACATAGATGTAGTTGATGCTAGAGATACAAAAGGTCTTTGGATGATGCATTGTTGTATTTTCCCGCATCTTCATAATCCTGCCCCAATCTATGGGTTTGATGTGATTGCCGGTAAACACAAAATTACTGGTTGTTTTCATGACTTTAGCCCAGCAGGAGATCATGAGCATCCTTTAATAGATTGGTTTGCCAGCGAAGCTGCTAAACTGCAATGGAACAAGACTAGAAAATTACCCGACTGGGCTGAACGTATTTTTACTGGCAGTATGGTTGCAGCAGGTAATGTCCAGGACGATCAAGAACTTGCTCAAATTTTTAATTTTGCTAATCTTAGTATTAAACATTATCTAAGTGCCGTAGCAGAAACTAATTTTACACATAAAAATACTACTAGTAATCAAAACTACTACTGCGAAAATCAAAAACAGAATCCGCATACTCCTAAAGTAATGGCAAGTTTAGGGCTTAATGAAGAAGATGTACGTATTTTTATACAGGATTGTCTGTTCCCTGAAATACGCTAAATATTAAACTATGCGAGCATTAGAATTTATTAAAGAATCTGAAGGTGGAATTATCCGGCGTGGACAAGAGGTTTCACAAGGCAAAACTATAACCTTCGCTAAAGGTGATCAACAGATCAATCTAGTCGGTACAACAGTATTACCAGCGAACGAACTACGTTATGATGTACAAGATGATCTTAGAGCTTCTTTAAAAGATACGCTGGCAGCAAACGGCAACCCGACTGTACTATACTATAGTCCAGTAAATCCAAAGTCTGGTGCTGCACTTATTACAGTATGGCATGATCAAACTACTAATCAACGTTTGGCTTTTGTTAAGTTTGCCAACACTAAAAAAGCCGGTGCATTTCCTATTACTTGGACAAATGCTGACTTTGGCCGTGACACTGGTTTCTCACAGATTAATAGTAAGATAGCAGAACGTGCTCAGTTTAAATTAAAACCTAATGAATTATTTCCTACAGATGTTGATATTTCTATCACTGAGCTAGCAGGTACTGTAAAACAACGTACTGATCTTAGTCCAGAAATTAATCAACAGATTAAACAACTATTATCTAATGTTACTAACGGTGATGATACACCAGTCGCTGGTGCTGATCAATATATAACAACTTACGAAGTTGACCTAGGAGAAAGTGCCGCACCTATTGCATTAGCTACCGGTAACTTTGTCAGTGGTAGCTACAAAGAAGCAGAATCTGCACTATTAACGCCCTTAGGACTGTCATGGCAAGATATTAACAGTGTTCTATTTCCGGGCGCAGGATCTAATTTATTATACGACAGTTATCTCCGTTTAACTGAAAATACAACTCTTAAAGTTAGTAGTAAAGATAAGAAGGGCGGGGCTGCTGCCGCAGTTACTGGTCTAGTTAAGGATATTGAAGAAAATCCAGCTCGTTTCTCTGGAATTACTAAAAACAAACAATATCAAGAAATATTAAAAATTATAAAAACAGTTGCTGACTATAGTGCCAAAGACGGCCCAATACAGTTAGCAATACAATTTGGATTTATATCCTCAGAAGAAGGTCAACTAATTTTAAGTAAATTAGGTCAAGGTGAAAAATTTAATCCTAAAGCATCGTGGGCTGCAACTCCTGGAATACAAATGGCCTTAAACAGAAAAGGTGCAAAGTTTACTGACCCAGCCTATGACATGGGATATCATGTATTGGCTGGTGTTGCAGAATTAATTGCTGATCATTTAAACAAAATGCCTGGCATTAGTAACTTCTTCAAAGCTGTACTAGAACGTAGTACAATGATACAGGTTAAATCTGCCATGAAAAAAGGCCAAGGCGGTGCCAACTTTAATAATTTTAATGTCATCTATCCTCCTGTGTTTAATGGAGTTATCAAAGTTGTAGCAGGTAATAATTATATGGCTACACGTAAACCTATTGGTAAGATTAGTTTCAAAGTACCATAAAACACTCGCAAAATTTTTGATTCGCTCCTACTTAAATAAAATAAGTTGGGAGCGAATCAACTATGAAGAACAAAATAACAATAATAACATTGATGGCTGCTATGTCTGGGTCTTTGGCCCAGACATATGATAGTAGCACACTAGTAGATACAAATAGCACTAGCACTAGTACCAGTACGGTCAATAGTAATAGCACTAGTACAAGTAATAATGTTAATGATACTACAGTTAACAGTACAAGCACTAATACTAACATAAATCAAAATACCAGTACAAGTGTTAATACAAATAACAATATAAACAGTGGAACTCAAACATTTAATAACAATAATGTAAACACTGGTGATATGACTAATCGTAACATTAATTCTACAACCAGTAATAATATAAACACAAATGTTAATTCTGGTGATATGACTAATCGTAATATCAATGATAGTAATATAACACAGAAGGTTATACAACCTCCGCCGACTGCTATTGCTCCGGCAATGATGAGTGGCGGCAATAATGACTTATGTACTACTGGAACTAGTGGTGCTGTACAAACACAGATACTAGGTATCAGTAGTGGAGGTACAATACGTGATATGAATTGCGAAAGATTAAAGAACGCCAAGACACTTTATGATATGGGAATGAAAGTTGCTGCGGTGTCTATCATGTGTCAAGATCGTCGTGTGTTTGATGCTATGTGGAATGCTGGTACACCTTGTCCCTACGAGGGTGCAATTGGCGAGCAGGCTCGCGTGGCATGGAACGAAAATACTAACAAGTGGCCAAAATACGAGGAACCAAAGAGTGATGATTTCTATAAGAAAACTGGTTGGGGTGCTTTACTTGGCATCCTTCTTTTCAGTCTGTTCTAACGCTCAGGAATTAGATCCTTCACAGGTCTATACTACTAATAATTTAGTAGGTAATACTGGAAATGCCTGGTCCGGCTGTTATACCAACCAGGGTGGATCTTTCTGGGGAGGAACATCGGGTGGTCCTTGTCCAGGCTACGATTCCAGTACCGGGCAAATTATTTTTAGTTATGGCCAATATACTCTAAGTCAGACTATAGCCATTAATCAAGCATTAGCCAATGCTGGCACAGGTTTACAAATTAATGGTTATAATTATTCCTGGAGTGTAAAAAATTCTAACATCAACGGACAGCAACCAGGCGGGTTTGATCCTATCACCTACGTTGATGTTAATCTCTATAGTAATACAGGTTCATTATTAGTTAATGACAGATATAATTATGGTTATCATATTCCAAATTGGACTTCATTCTCTGGAACAAGAACATATGACAATCCCTACTCTTTATCGGCAGTAAGCAATATACAATTAGCAGTTACTAGTCGAGACTCTGGATATTGGGCAGGACACTACGGGCCAGAATTTATGAATTTCAGTCTTAGTCTAAATTATAGTGTAGATCCTTGCGTTTCTAATCCTTTGTATAGTCCTAGTTGTTCAGGGTACGGCGCTGCCTTTGTAGCATCTCTAAATTCAAATACTGCCAGTACACCTACTGTAACTTATAACGCAGCTTCTGGTTATACTAATATAAATCTAGCACCTGATAGTACACGTACAGATCCTACTGTGCAAAATGCCGGTGGTGTTGAATTAACAACTTCAGGAGAATTAAGTGCTCCTGATGGCGTTCCTACTGTAACAAAAGAATCATCAAAAGAAAATAAAAAACAGCAACAACAGATAATATCAATGTCTAATTCTATAGCATTAAACACTATTGCTAAAAATGAAAAACGCGAACAAAGTATAATTAAAAATATTCAAGAACAGAGTTTGTTACAATCGGTAATTGAACAACAAAGTGTAGTAGAATCTATTTTAAGAGAACAAGCTGTACAAAAAAGAAATGACACAGGTACTTCAGAGACGGTTACTCAGCCGAGTAGTTCTACACAATCAGGACCTTTAAATTCTATAAATCAAAGTTCTAATCCTAAACCAGCAGATACATCCACTCAAACTACAGGGCCAACTGTAAATAAAAATGTACAACCAAATACAGCAGCCGGCAACATGGACATTGCCGCAATAGCACAAACACCACAAGGATTTGAGTTGTACATGAATGGTATGCGCGATGGACAGTTTTACACACCTAAAGAAATTTATAAGGGACAGCGTACAGTGGATAATGCTAGAGCTGAACGTTTTTTAAATGGTAAGAGCGATGTTCTACATCAGATGATGATAGAACAACAGTATAACATAGGAAATTAATATGAGTAACAAAAACATAGACGAACAAGTCGACAAATTAGAAGAAGCAGCAGAAAAATATGCTAGTGCTAACACTGTGATTAGTATTGGTGGATATGAGTTTACACCTGCTAAACTAATGATAGCTGGTACTATAGTCAGTACTATACTAGGTGGTCTTTATGGAGCATTTGAAGTGTATAAAGATTACATGGATATGAAAGATAAGATAGCAAACTATGTAGCACCTGACCTTAGCGAACTTGAAAAGAAATTAGAAGTTATTGAAGCTAGTGTAAACAAGAGTACAGAATATACACAGGATATTAAAAACGATTTAAAGAATGATATACGTCGTTTAGAAACTGTAGTCGAGAACGTAGAACGTAGTAGCAAAAGTGGGCTGCGTGATGCTGACCAAACAGTAAACAGCACTAAAAAAGAAGTTGATTCGGCTGTAAAAGAAATACGTAAAGAAAGCGACAACGCCATTAAAGATATACGTCGTTACAGTGATCAAACTATCAAAGAGATCAATCAAGAACTTACACGTAACCAAAAAGAAACACAACAAGAAATTAAACAACTACGACGGGAAATTGACGATAAGATTAAAAAAGCCTTGGATAATCCTCTAGCCAATTAATAAATAAAGTTTTAGGGACCTAAAATGAAGACCTTGTTAGCTGCCATCTTACTGGCTACCGTCACTCTAGCAGCTAACGCTGAACCTAGAAGCAGACAAGTTAAAGCCATGTGCGGAAGCTTTGAAGATGTAGAAGCAACTATGGAAAAATACGGAGAAAAGTTAGTTATAGCTACTCAAGCTCCTAATGAACTCACTGTTAATTTACTCTACGTAAATTTTGAAACACACACAAGTAGTTGGTTTATACACGATTTACAAACAGACGAATATTGTATGATAGGTGTAGGCAAAGAAATTTATACACCTAAAGAAAGTCCGCTTAATAATTTAAGTATAGGAACTAGAGTAATTTATAAGTAAGCCTGGTTAGTCCAGGCTTTTTTTTGGAGTAAAATATGTCATGGTTCTCGCACAAATCTAAACGTTACCCAACACCACCCTCTCCACCGGAGCCTTACCGTACTCC